GCTCCCAGCATTCTGGATGTATGCCACTCATCAACTGTTCTCTGATAGGGATTGGCATATTGGGGAATGCTTCTTGGATAAGACTACCTGATAGCCACTTGAACAACTCGTCTTCGTTCACCATAATGATTCCACCCTTACCGCAACGGCTGCACTTGCGGGTGGCATAGGCACTAATCATCTTCCGCATCCTTTACACTCTGGTCTGAGGCAGTCACCGCAGACAACTGGTTGGACTGTTAGTTCTACTGAATCTATACCGCACCTATGACAGTAACTGTCGTAGATATGGTCGCAATAGACAGTCATAACTGATACCTCCGAGGACTCGCATAGGACTCTATTGGTACAATCCGGCTCCGAAAAAAGAGAGAGCCAGGGCGGGAGCCGGAACCCCCACCCTGGCTGGTGGTTACTACGAGAGGATTTCGAGTTCGGTCACCATCTGGTTGTCGTACCAGGTGGACTTGCCTTCACGCTCTCGAACTGTGGTCGTCATATACCCGGACAGGTTGACGATGAACTCCGCTCCATCTTGGAGTAGCGGGCGGAGGATTGCGATGACTGACTCATCTGCGATGGTTACCTGACGGCTGGCAACGAATCGGGACTTGAGTTGCCCGTCTGGAGTTTGATACACCTGACGGGATTGAACGATGCCCTTGAGAATGTTGCCATAATCGCGGACGGACTTGAGTTGAGCGTTCCTGAAGAGGAACTGGTTTGTTGCTTCCTGATTCACTTTCGTCTCCTTTGTTGGTGGGGTGAAACCCCCTGTCACTCTGACAGGGGGTGAACCTTGGCTTACTTACAGTTTGGACAAGGTCTGATTGCTTTGTTGTGCTGGAAATGGCACTCCTCGCACACGATGTAACCCTTGGGCACTAGCAGGTCAATCGTCAGGTCGTAGTCATCACGGAGGTCAGCGATGTGTTGCCCGAGAAACTTGTAGCCGGAGAGTCTGTCGGCTAGGTTGTAGGTAGGCTCTACGAACTCCTCTCGTATGTCCTCTGAGGTGAGGAAGTATCCACTGCGCTCACCACGACGGGTTACTGAACTGACCCAATCGTGCCCGGACGGCTCTTGGCTGGCATCCTGATGGTAGGACTGACCTTCCTGCTCCACCAGATTCTGCTCGACAAGGCTGTGTGCCTTGTAGACGAGTCGCGCTTCCCGCTCGTCGTAATGCTCGGCGCAGAGGTCATCATCCACGCAGAGTTGACAGTTCTCCACGATGGAGAAGCCGTCAAGTTTTGCTTCTGTTTTCATCCTCATTTCATCACCACCTCAGCATCTTTCCCGCAGAGACAGCACATATCCCAATCATCCAGAGCACCGATATAGATTCCCCACGGTGCTTCAGGATGGATATGCCACTGATGAGAGCAGCCGGGAATAGCACTCTCAGCATCAATCTCAAACTTACAATCACTACACTTCTTCACAGCAACCACCTCTCTAACCAGGACCATCCTGATTATCTACTGCCCGGACAGCACGGGGCGGAGGGAATGTCAAGCCAGAGCCTTATCCTGGCTTGACAGGAAGGAGACCCGTGCTACCTGCCGGTTCGGATTTGTATTTAGTTCTGAGGCGCCAGGATGTAGTTATAGCGCCGAGGAGAGATACTGTCAGCCAGTCTCCGTCCAGACGGTAGCGGTAGGCGACAGCAACTGAACAGTCTGCGGGTCTTTAGACCCCGGACTGTTTAGTTTGGCAGTTGAAGCTAAGTAGTAACTCCCAAAAAGATTTTCCCGTACAGTCCTATGCCCCTGTTTCTGTACTGGTTTGTCCTATTTTGTCCTAGCTCCGGGAAAATTTTTCCCGGCAATGTGTTCGTTTTGGCTGTTTGAACAGGTTAATACTATATAGGGGCTGTTTTCTTTTTCTGTAGCAAATCTTTATGGAAGATTTGCGTTACAGACTGTATCTACTATCTGTTACTAGCTATCTGCTAGGAACTGTAACTATATGAAAATGGGACAGGTCTGTGAGCTTTCAGAAGAAGGGGGAGAACCCCCAGGCAAAGGCAAGCCGAGAGGCTAAAGCCAAGGTGCTAGCCTTAGTAGCAGAGGGACACTCTATCCACAAGGCAATGCAAATCTGTGGAAAAAAGCCCGATACGGTCCGTATATGGATTATGCGGGATAAGCAGTTTGCCTCTGCTCTCGAGGATGCCAAGGAAGAGGCTAAGTCCAACTCCATCAAGTCGTTGGGCATAGACAAGCAGGATATCTCCTTCAGCCAATTCTCAGAAATCTTTCTCGGGCAGCGGGTATTCCCCCACCACCAAGACTGGGTGGATTTACTGGAGGGCCGGGAGCCAAGTTGGCTCCACCCCGCAATGACTTATGAGCCTGGTGACCGCTCCCGGCTCCTCATCAATGTTCCGCCGGAACACGCCAAGTCTACTGTCATCACCGTCAACTACTCGACCTACCGAATAGCCCTTGACCCCAATGTTCGCATCATCGTGGTTTCCAAGACCTTGGTCAAAGCGAGGGAGTTTGTCTACTCTATCAAGCAAAGGTTATCTCACCCGCGTTATCTTAAGATGCAGACTGCGTACGGTCCTGAAGGCGGCTGGAAACAAGATGCCGATACGTGGCGTGTTGATACCGTCTATCTGGGAAACGACGCTAGGAACTCCTCCGAGAAGGACCCCACGATTCAAGCGTTGGGTATGGGCGGTCAAATCTACGGTGCCCGTGCTGACCTCATCATCTTGGATGACTGTATTACGACGGCTAATGCCCACGAGTGGGAGAAGCAAATCAACTGGCTTCAAAAGGAAGTCATCACCCGTCTAGGTAAAAACGGCAAGCTGTTAGTGGTAGGGACCCGAATTGCACCAAATGATTTTTATAAAGAGCTTCGTGACCCTAAGCATTGGTCGGGTGGCAAGAGTCCTTTTTCGTATATGGCTATGCCCGCTGTTCTTGAGTATGGTGCTCATCCAAAAGATTGGGAAACTCTCTGGCCTCGGAGCGACGCTCCTTGGGACGGAGATGAAGATACTCCGGGAGAAGATGGGCTTTACCCCAAGTGGGACGGACCAACCCTCTACAAGCGCAGAGGAGAAGTAACTCCCTCTACCTGGGCTTTGGTTTACCAGCAAGAAGACGTGATGGAGAATTCTATCTTTTCGCCTTTGCTGGTGCAAGGCTCCACCAATACTGCTCGGCGAAGAGGATTACTCAAGCCTGGAGCAAGGGGGTGCCCTGAGAGAGTTGAGGGCTACACCATCATTGGCTTTGACCCAGCTATGGGTGCTGGTCACGCCGCATTCGTTATAGTGACCTATAACCGCGCTGACGGGAAAATCTACGTCCTAGACGCGGTCAATATGAGTGAGCCAACCCCGCAAAAGATACGCGACCAAATTGAAGAGCTGACGCTGAAATATTCTCCGCAGGAGTTTCGGGTGGAAATCAATGCCCACCAAAAAGCGTACTCACTAGACGATGACCTTCGTAACTGGTTAGCAGTCCACGGGGTTAGGCTCAATTCCCACTTTACGGGTAAGAATAAGTGGGATACAAGTTTTGGTGTTGCATCTATGGCAACCCTCTTTGGTTCTGTCTACGACGACAAGCATCAAGATAACAACATTATTGAACTGCCATCGAGCGAAGGCTCAGAGGGTATCAAGGCTTTGGTTCAGCAATTGCTGACCTGGAAGCCGGATACCCGTGGCAAGACAGACTGCGTAATGGCGCTCTGGTTTGCCGTGATTCGAGCTAGAGAGATGATGCAGCAAGGAAGCAGTATCAACTATTTTGCCAATAATCGCTGGGCTACAAGAGCTCAACGCGATAGGCGCATCGTTGTCAACCTAGACGAGGCATATGCCGACCAATGGCAACAAATTTATTAGGAGTAATCAATGCCACCGAAGAAAAAGAACAGACCAAAGGTAACCCCTGGTCAAGTTCGTGGCATTGTTCGGGAGATGGGTCAGCCACCTCATAACGCAAGAAAAAGAACTCGAGTATCACAAAAAGGTTTAGTTACTAGGACAAAGAAACAAGAAGCACCTAGGGCTTTTACACCAGTACAAAAGAAATTAGTTACTGCTCTAGGTAGACCAGGTTATGTATCTCCCGAAGAAAAGATTCAACGTCTTAGAGAGATAATGAGACCCAGGGCTAAGAGGGCGGTAACTCCAACCGCTAAGCCAAAGGTACAGAAACCACTCAAGAGCAGAGCTGTTACTACTAGGGCTGGAACAAAGCCACGACTCAAGGCAACCGGACCTGATGTACGCAAGCGTATTGTCGGGATTGACCTTCGTACCTTGCCCGACTTGGTTCGACGTGGCGTTATTTCTCAAAGTGAAGCTAACACAATTGCTAGCGGTGTAGAGCGCAGAGCCTATAACATTCCAACTCAAAGTGGCAGTAGAGGACCTAGCGATACCATTCTTCGCCGTGAACTAAACCTAACTCCTATGGCTAGGGCAAGGCTAGATGCTGAAGAGGCACGTCTTGCTAGAGAAGCACAGCTTTCTGCTAGTAAACAATTTGAAGAATCACGTCGTAATCCTCGAGTGCAAAACCCTATGCGTGAACCACAGGCTAGGCGTATAGTTGAGCAGCAACTTATTCAAGCAATAAAAGAAATTCAAGAGGCTGAAAAGAAAAACACACGTCGTCAAAGAAAACCACTGCGCCCGCGTGGCGGAGTAGGTGTCACACCCATTGTGCCTGGTGCCGGTGGCGGACTAATACCGAAAATCAAGTAAGGACTTAGATGCTATCTATTGAGCAGATTTCAGCACGAGTAGAGAACCTACGCAAGCGTGCTATTGAGCGAGAGCAGCGTCAAGATGAAGTCCTATCTGTCCGTGCTGGTCGTATTACGGATGTATATCCAGAGTTCTTTCCCGAAGGCGTAGATGCAAATGTCGTTGCAAATTTTATTGATATTGTTGCAAGAGACCTTTCAGAGGTTATGGCACCCCTCCCCT